ACAGGAACTTTAGATACACAATCTACACAAACACAACCTGCTGGTGGCGAACTTTCTATTACTCTTTCTAGTATTCTTAAAAAAAATAAACGCACACTCGTAAACTTCCAAGATCAATTCCTTATTCCCTTTATTGAAAAAGCAGCTTGGAGATTTATGCAGTTTGATCCTGAAAACTTTCCAGTTCAAGATTGGAAATTTATTCCTTCTTCAACTCTTGGTATGTTAGCAAGAGAAGTAGAACAAATGCAGTTTATTAATTTAATGAAAACTTTAGGTCCTGATAGTCCTTTAGTTCCTATCTTAATGCGTGGTGTTATTGAAACTTCTAGCTTAGCTAATAGAAAGCAACTTATTACTATGCTTGAACAACAAATGCAACCTAATCCAGAACAACAAAAAATGCAAGAAATGCAACAACAACTTCAATTTGGTTTAGTTCAATCTCAAATTAATGACTTTAATTCTCAAGCTCAAAAACAAACTGCTGAAGCTCAAAAGGTCTCAATAGAATCTCAATTTATCCCTCAAGAGGTTCAAGCTAAATTAGCAGCTGCCCTTTCTACTAATTTAGATCAAGGAACAGCAGATGATAAAGAGTTTGAACGAAGAGCTAAAGTAGCAGAGCTTCTTATTAAAGAAAAAAACGTTAATCTTAAAATGAAAGATATGGAACAAAATAAAGAAATAGTTATGATGCAAATGCAAAAGAACTTGACAAAGTAGAAGTTTTATGATATAATTGTTATATAAATACTATTATAACACAATTTTAAAAAAGGTGCAATAGTTTGGATAAAGACTTACAAGAATACTATGAAAATAGATTTTCTATGATGGCTTCAGAAGGATGGACAAATGTTATAGAGGATGTTCAAGAACTTTTTGATGTTTACAATAAAATAAATACAGCTGATTCGTTTGAAGAGTTTCATAAACGAAAAGGTCAATTAGATATACTTCAATGGCTTCTGTCACTTAAACAAGTATCAGAGCAAACCTATGAGGAGTTAAAAAATGAAGAAGTTATTTGAATTTAAGTGTTCTTCATGCGAAAGCATCTTCGAAGAACTTACAGAATACAAATTAATTTCAACATGTCCTTCTTGCAATTCTACAGCTAATAAAATTATTAGTTCACCTAGAATTTCATTAGAAGGTCATTCAGGAAGTTTTCCAGGTGCGGCAAGTGCTTGGGAAAAAAAACACAAAAAACAACTTGCTAAAGAGATTAAGCAGCAAAATGCTTAAATTCTTTCCTAAAATGCTAATCGCACAGGAGAAATAATATGGCAAGACTATTAGATGAAATCTTAGTAAATGATTTAGAAGCTTCAAGCCTTAATGACATGTTTCCAGCTGACAAAGTTGAGGAACCCAAAGTAGAAGAGGTAATAGAATCTAAACCAGAAGAAGTAGTACCAGAAAAATATCGTGGCAAATCACTTACTGATATTGTAAGTATGCATCAAGAAGCTGAAAAGCTTATTGGTCGTCAAGGCAGTGAAGTAGGAGAGCTACGCAAAATGGTAGATGACTTTATTAAAACTCAAACATCTAAAAAGTCTGAGACAGAAGAAACAGATACAGAAGGTGCTTTTTTTATGGACCCTGAATCAGCAGTAAATAGGGCAATTGCGAACCATCCAGCAATTAAAGAAGCTCAGCAAGGTACTTTACTTATGAAAAAGCAACAAACTCTTTCACAAATACAGTCTGAGTTTCCAAATGCATTAGAAATTGTGCAAGATAAGAATTTTCAAGAATGGATCGGTACTTCTAAAGTTCGTACAGAGCTTTTTAATAGGGCTGAAAACCAGTTTGATTACGATTCCGCACAAGAATTACTTTCTACATGGACGGAAAAACAAAATATTACTAAAAAAGTAGCAGAAACCTCTAAAATTGATCGAGATCAGCAATTAAAAGCTGCTGATGTTGGTAGTAATGGAGCTACTGAGTCTGTTGCAAAAAAGAAATATCGTCGAAGCGATATTATGGAACTTATGAAACGCGACCCTAAGAGGTATGATGCCATGTCTAATGAAATCATGGAAGCTTACCGAGAGAAGCGTGTAATTTAACATTTTAAAAAAGGATTTATCATGGCTTTAGGAACGAATCAAGTAACGATAACAACAGCAGCAACCTTTATTCCAGAGGTTTGGAGTGATGAGATTATTGCCGCTTACGAAAAGAATCTCGTAGCAGCAAATGTATTTAAAAAGATGGCTTTTGCAGGTAAGAAAGGTGACACTGTTCACATTCCTACACCTACAAGAGGCTCTGCTTCCGTTAAGGCAGCAAATACTCAAGTAACATTAATTGCAGCAACTGAAACAGATACTTCTGTATCAATTGACCAACATTATGAATATTCAAGATTAATTGAAGATATTGTCGAAGTACAAGCTCTTTCATCACTACGCAGATTCTACACAGATGACGCTGGTTATGCTTTAGCTAAACAAGTTGACACAGCTCTTATTCAATTAGGTAGAAGTTTCAATGGTGGTTCAGCTGCAACTTACACAGGTGGTTTTATCGGTAGTAATGGTACAACTGCTTACACTTCAGGTTCTGACAATTCTGCAGCTTTAACAGATGCAGCTATTCGTAGAACTATTCAACGCTTAGATGACAATGATGTGCCTATGGAAGGTCGTTTCTTGATCATTCCACCATCATCTCGCAATACTTTAATGGGCTTAGCTCGTTATACAGAACAAGCGTTTGTTGGTGAAGTAGGTAATGCAAATACAATCCGTACAGGTGAAATTGGTAATGTTTATGGCATGCCAGTGTTTGTTTCATCTAATTGTGATACTGCAACAGGATCAGGTTCACCAAGAGTTTGTTTACTTGGTCATCGTGATGCTGCTGTTTTAGTAGAACAACAAGCTGTGCGTTCACAAATTCAATACAAACAAGAATACTTAGGTACTCTTTACACTGCAGATACTCTCTATGGTGTTAAAGAACTTAGAGATGCTTCTTGCTTTGCATTGGTAGTACCTGCATAGTAGGTTTAGCCCTTCTAACGAGGGGCTATTTTTATGTTTATTTAATAAGTAAACATAAACATATTCTAGGAGAACAAAATGCAATTTAAATCTAAACTTAATGGTGATGTTGTTCATGCCTACAATGTAGCAGATATAAAATCTTATGAATCAAGTCAAGGATGGGAAGTTGTTAAGGACACTGCAAAACAAGAAAAAGCAGAAAAACCAAAAGCACTCAAAGAGAAGACAAAAAGCTTATTTAATAAACTCTTTAAGGATTAATTATGGCAATATATAGAGGTGTTGGTGGTCCAGGGGATGCTACAACAGATGTTACAAGTGAAGCTTCAGTAGCCGCAGCCGCGGCAATTGCAGCTGCTTCTAGTGCCTCAAGTGCATCATCAAGTGCTACTTCTGCTACAACTAGTGCAACATCAGCTACTGCAAGTGCTACTTCAGCAACTTCATCTGCGACTAGTGCAACAAGTTCTGCTTCTACAGCAACAACACAAGCAGGTAATGCTTCTACATCAGCTACGGCTGCAGCTGCTTCAGATACTAGTGCTACTGCTTCTGCAGCAACTGCAACGACTCAAGCAACTAATGCGGGTACAAGTGCTACAGCGGCTGCTGCCTCTGCAAGTACAGCTTCAGGACATGCTACAACTGCTACCACTCAGGCAGGTAATGCTACTACTTCAGCAACAGCTGCGGCAGCTAGTGCTACTGCTGCTGCTGCTTCCTATGATTCATTTGATGATAGATATTTAGGACCTTTCGCAACTGCCCCTACATTAGATAATGATGGTAATTCTCTTTTAACAGGAGCTCTTTATTGGAATTCAGTAGGAAATCAATTATATGTATGGGCTGGATCTGCTTGGGATGCTGCTGCATTTAGTGTATCAGGTTCAGTAACTTCTTTTTCTGCAGGAACAACAGGACTTACTCCAAGTAGTTCTTCTACAGGATCTATTACTTTAGCAGGAACTTTAGCTGCTGCTAATGGTGGTACAGGTATTACAAGTTTAGGTACAGGCGTTGCTACCTTTTTAGGCACTCCTTCGTCTGCTAATTTAGCATCAGCTATTACAGATGAAACAGGTTCAGGCTCTCTTGTATTTGCAACTCTACCTACATTTGGCACTACAGGTGTTAAATTAAGTGGTTCTACATCAGGCAC